TAAGCCTGCGTTGTCACTGTGCCGCTTGCGTTGGACAAAGCGGTCAGTGTCACGGTGAAGCTAGGCGGCGTTGTGTTGCCACGCTTGAGCAGGAGCTTTAGGAAAAGCCTCACAGGTAAGCCCACTCATTAGGGCCTACGTGCATCAGGCCGACAGTGCTGTATTGCGCGGCGGTTGGCGCTGTTCCACGCAATGTCACCCCAGCACCAGCGGCGAAACTTGCCGCGCCAGTGTCGCGCTGGTACACCCCGATGGTGTGCGCGATGTCAGCCACTTTCGAGTCGATGCCCATGAGCACGTCGGACTCTACCGTCAGTACAACCGCGCTGACCCCACCGGTGGTGCGGACAATGTTCTCGACGTCTGAGAAAGTCAGGCTGCGGGAGGCCGCACAGTCAATGAACGTGGCGACGATCGTACGATCCCCAAACTCACTGGAGAACCCGACGGGCAAGCCAGCCGAGTCCAGTATGACGTCCATTTTTTGCTGGTTTGACCTAGCAGTTCCGTTGGTAAGGTTGCGATATGCCATGTCGAAACTCCATGAATTTCCAGCAATATACCATGCGTTCGCTGTCACGTCCACGCGCCCAGCGAGACATCTTCCACCGGCAGCACCTGCGTGCCCATGCGCCCGCCGTGCTGCTGGGCGTCCGCGTGCATGGCCAGATACTGGAGTGCGTCGCAGTTGCTCACGAGGATGCCGTTGGCATAGTACACCCCCGCCTCCTCAACAGATATTGCGTAGACGCGCGCGGGTTGCGACAAGGGCAGCACTCGCGCACACTTTGGAGCACGTCTTGGTTTTCCGGTACTTGTTCGCTTGGAACTCTGCTCCGCAAACCACGCACGCGCGCGTCTCGTCGTCAACTCCGCTGGCGATCCGGGCCATTCCCTGACAGCTGGGGGAGCAGAATCCCCGTTTACGTACCCCGATGAGGGCCTCATAGGGCTTCCCGCAATGCAGGCAGATATGCTGCTGCTTTTCCCGTCCTGTCCAAGTATCTTTCCCGTGGACGCTATGCCAAGCCAACCCTTCAGGGCTACCGTGCCATTTCGCAGCAGCGACCCGAGCGGCCGCCAGATGCTCCCGGGTCCCGAGTGCCCCAGCCGCGATGCGTTCGAGCGCATGCTGCCGGCTGTGGTCAGTCCCGAGCATGAGGGCAAGGTTCTCGATCCGGTTGTCCCCAGTATTCCCGTTCGCATGGTGCACATGGTGCTTGGGAGGTATCGGCCCATTATGGAACTCCCATACGTACCGGTGCATATAGACCGTTCGGCGGCCAGATTCCTCAAAGCCAGCTTTGTAGTACCCACGGCCCTTGCGATAGAACCGAATGCCATTGAAAACTTGAACCGGATGTTTTGCAGCCATGGAACGCTCCTTGTATGGATGCTCTCTAGTATATCAGAATACCGGAGCGCGTCAAGCGCAATCCATCCTCGGTGGGTTAAAACCGGGTGGTCCGCGGTACCCTGCAGCGATGTACCATCCGACAACTCCGCGCATACCACATGCGCGATTCGGCTATAGGCCGCCGTGACCCGCCGGGGGCCAAGGGGGGTCTCCACGAAGTCCCCCACTCGCAGCAGGTCCACATCCGTCGCCCCCGTGGGTGTGGAAATCCGCGTGCCCGCTACGAAACATAGGTGGGAGGCCATGTTTTTCTCCGGCTCGTCGTCCATCTCCCCGGATTTCTTGGCTTTGTACCGGTACTTGCCGCGCAGCGCGGAGATCAGGTGCAGGCACGAGGGGTCGATCAGGAACCCGGCGCCGCCGTCGATCTGCCGGTTGAGGAACTGGTCCACCGCCCCGATCCGGGCGATCAGGGAGTTGGTGTGTGCGGGGATGGCGGGCAGCCCCTCCTGCTTCAGGATCTCGTAGACCGTGCGCTCGTCGGTCTGCACGCGGCTGCGCCCGGCCGGGTCGCCGATGACCAGTATGGGGCACCCGGGGAACTTGTTGGCCAGAAGCGGCCGCAGGATGGTCCGTATGAACCGCAGCACCCCCATGCCATCCGACGTGGCCTCGCCCATGACCAGCAGGCGCCCACGCATGTCCAGCTGCCCCAGCGCGGCGGAGGGGTTCAAGCCAAAGTCCATGCCAATGAGTAGCGGCCGCACGCCGTTGAGGATCGGTCGCAGCGGGGTCTTGGAGATGTGGAAGTTGGCGTCGAAGGATTTCCACACTGGCTGCCCGGACAGGGACTTGCCGAACTTGGCGTGGATGTACACGTCCACGTATTCCTCGCCCTTGCCCATGGCCAAGGTCTCGTAGTACCCGGAGGGGAGCAGGTGCAGCCAGTCCGCCTCGGGTGAGGTGCCGGACGGCTGGATCGTCACGTGGGTGTTGGGTGGTGGGTTGGTGAGCAGCCCCTCGAAGTAGGTGTCCATGTCGGGCGGATTGCTCATGCCCCAGATGTGGTAGTTCGGTTTGCCGTCCTCCAGCACGCACCCCATGCGCGGGCGCCCCTCGTCATCCAGCCCCCATGCGGGGTTGTGTGGCACGATCATGCCGTCGGGGTATCGCCCAAGGCGGCCCTGAAGGGCTTCGTAGATGTCCTTGTTGAGCTCACGGAACTCCTCGACCACGGCGAAGGAGAGCTGCAGCGAGAGGAGCCGGCGCACGTCCTGTGCATCGTCCAGCCCCCGGAACAGCACCTCACACCGGATGTCGCCCACGACGAGCTCGAACTTCATCTCGGACTTGTAGTACGTCCCGGCCTCGCCGTCCGGGAACCACTTTAGAAAATCTGGAATGCTGGTGTCGCGCAGCTGCTCGCGCGTCTGCCGTACCCACACACAGCGGGAGTGTCGCAGCCCGTCCCTGCCTTTGGCCATGCGCCCGGCATGGTAGAGGATCTTGACGATGCCGGCCGTTGTTTTTGAGCTTCCTATGGGTCCGCAGATGAACGACGCGAATTTGTCCGACGTGAAGAATGCCTCCGTGGAGGGGACGGGGGTGAAGATTAGGCTCAAAATACGTCTCCGGTGCCCACAGGCTCTAGGTCTTCTGCTACATAATACATAGCAGTGTCGTCGTCGATCATGGGGTGCGTCACGGCCGGGCGGGGGAGAGTCGCAGGCAGTGTTTTTGGGGTGCTGGAGCGCGGTATCGCGATGGAAATCGGCGCTTTTTCGACGTTTTCGAGGGTAATTTGCTCGGTTTTCGGGGTATTGCTCAGGTTGATCGTGATGCTGTAGCCCGGTCCCGAGGCCACTTCGGCGGTCGCTTTCGGCGCCAAACGGCCCCAATCTACGAGGTTTTCGAGGGTTTTTACCCGCATGGCGGCCGGTGCATCGGGGTCTTTCGCCATACGGTAGATGTCAGCGAGCAAATCCTCGGCCAGCACACGGGATTTCGCGGCAAAAGAGAAGCCGTTCTCGGTGAGATCTGCCTTGTAGTCCTTCAGGTACCGCTGATACTGCGGATTTTTGGCGATCGCCTCGTATTCTACGAGGGTGATGCACTCTTGGGTCAGGAAAGTGGACAGGGGCTCGTTGGGGCCCAGCGCATTGCGCGCTTCGGCAAGGGCGAGCTCTCGTAGATTGCGATCGGCAAGGATGGACGGGTGCATGAAACTAAGCTCCAGCGGTTGGGGGGTGCTTGTCAGTGGGGAATGTACCATGTATGCGCTCGAAACGGGTGATCAGGTACTCTACCAGTTGCAGGTGGGTAATTTCCATCTCTCGCATGGCTCGGTAGGCGGTACTCTTATTCACCCGGAGAGTAGTGAACCACTGCTGCATTGTCATACGATGCCCGCGGCACTCCACCCAGACGTTCTGGCTGCGGTTACTGTACTGCTCGGCCCGGGTTGCCCAACGGCAGTTGCTGGGGGAGTAGGGGCCGTCGTTGTCAATGCGATCAAGGGAGTGATCAGGACTTGGTTTCGGGCCCATGTCCAGCAGGAACTGGTCGAACCCAGTCTTGGACTTGTGCGCGCCCGGGAGCAGCGTATCGCCCGTCCACTCCTTGCACACATAGATGCCCCGGCCGCCATACCGGTGGTACATGCTGTCGTTGGGATTGGCGCATCGCTGGTGCATTGCCCCCCAAGTCTCATACAGGGGGTGGTGGTAAGTGCTGGTGCGAGGTTGTGTCGGTGCAGATGCTCGACACTGGGGGCAGGGCTCTTTCGCATTGCCGAGAGACTCCCCAGATAGGATGTACTCGTGCCCACAGGTGCAACGAAGACTGAACCGGTATTTGTACTTGCCGCTCAGGGTTTTGCGGGATTCCGCGACAGCGGTGATGGTGGAGTTTCCAA